TTCGAAGATCATTACATTGATGTTCCAGATGAAAAATATGACATCTTGGAAGCAAAAGAAAAAGAGCTTGAAGAAATGAAAGCTAAAGTCAATGAAATGACTGAAAAGTCTATCGAAGATAAAAAGTTAATCGAAGGTTACACAAAAGACGAAATTTTTGAAAGTGCTGTTGACGGAATGGCTGATACAGAAAAAGAAAAAATGAAATCTTTAGTAGAAGATGTAGCATTCGAAAATGCTGATGCATATTCTAAAAAACTTTCTACAATTAAAGAAAGTTATTTTGGTAACGCAAAAGCACCTGAATCAACTGAAAATGTTGATACAGTTAACCAAGATTCCAATGATGGTAACACAGTAGCGGATATGTCAGATAGCATGTCTCGTTATACGGCTGCAATCAGTAGGGGCAAAAGTAGAGATATCTACAATAATCAATAAGAAATAAGGAGAGATAAACATAATGTTTAATTCACAAAACTTACAGGAAAAGTGGGCTCCGGTTCTTGAGCATGGCGATCTACCAAAAATAGATAACCCTTACAAGAAAGCGGTAACTGCTGTTATCCTGGAAAACCAAGAAAAAGCTGCGAAAGAAGACAGAGCATTCTTGGGAGAAATCGCAAACATCACAGGTGATGCTGCTGTTGCGAATTGGGATCCAATCCTAATTTCTCTCGTAAGAAGAGCAATGCCTAACCTTATCGCATACGATATCTGTGGTGTACAACCAATGACTGGTCCAACTGGTCTAATCTTCGCAATGAAGAGCAGATTTACTTCAAACTCAGGCACAGAAGCATTATTCAATGAAGCTGATTCAGATTTCTCTGGAACAGGTACTCATTCTGCTTCTCTAAATCCAGGGTTAATGAACGATACTACTACAAGCGTAACTGCAGGTACTGGTATTGCAACAGCAACTGCTGAAGCAAGTTCATCTTTCGCTGAAATGGCTTTCAGTATTGAGAAGTCTACTGTAACTGCTAAAACTAGACAGTTAAAAGCAGAATACACAATGGAACTTGCTCAAGACTTAAAAGCAATCCACGGTTTAGACGCAGAAACAGAATTGGCTAACATCCTATCTGCTGAGATCCTTGCGGAAATCAATAGAGAAGTAGTTAGAACAATTTATGAAAAAGCGAAAAAAGGTGCAAACATTAACACTACAACTTCAGGTACTTTCGATCTAGATACTGATTCAAACGGTAGATGGTCTGTTGAGAAGTTTAAAGGTTTAATGTTCCAAGTTGAGAGAGACGCTAACGTAATCGCACAAGAAACAAGAAGAGGAAAAGGTAACATTCTTATCTGTTCATCTGACGTTGCTTCAGCATTACAAATGGCGGGTGTATTAGATTACGCTCCTGCTCTTAACAACTCACTAAACGTTGACGATACTGGTAATACTTTTGCTGGTACTCTAAACGGAAGATACAAAGTATACATTGACCCATATGCGTCAAACAATACTGCGGCTCAATACTTCACAGTGGGTTACAAAGGTACTTCACCTTATGATGCTGGTATGTTCTATTGCCCATACGTTCCACTACAAATGGTACGTGCAGTAGGCGAAAACAGTTTCCAACCAAAAATTGGTTTCAAAACTAGATATGGTCTAATTAGAAACCCATTTGCGGAATCATCTGCTCAAGCAAGTGATACTGGTACTGACCAAGCTAACATTTATTACAGAATGGTAAAGGTTGCAAACTTAATGTAGTTTCACCTCCATACTGGAGATTAAAGGGGGGCGATTATTCGCCCCTTTTTTTATTATAAATACTAATATGACTGATACAACATTATCTAGTAAACAACCAAGTGGGTCAGGTTTAGACTATGCTGATCCTACAAAGTTTAAGTTTCAAATATCTAAATTACCTAGAGTAGAGTTTAATTGTATTCAATCAAATATACCAGGTATAACATTAACAGAAATAAATCAACCAACTAGACTTATGCCTGTTAGAATACCAGGTAATGATATGACATTTGAAGACTTAACAGTAACTTTTATAGTAGATGAAGATTTAACAAACTATCGTAGTGTACATGACTGGATGGCTGGTCTTGCACAAATGGATAGTGACGACAAATATCGTGCATTAATTACAGATGGTGGTGATAGAATGCCTTTATCTCAACAAAATAATTCACAAGACGCAGGTAGGGTAACATCAGCAACTAATGATGGTGCAATATTTTCAGACGCAAAACTAATTATACTGTCTGCAAGAAATATACCTCTTGTTGAATTATCTTTTGAAGATACATATCCTAAATCATTATCTGCTTTAGAATATAATCAAAATGCAACTGATATAGAATATCTACAAGCAACTGTTACTTTAGGCTATAAACTACACAAATATACGACCCCTTTTTAGTTTACTATATAATACAAAGGATTAAATTATGACACTTGATGAACTTCAGGCGAAGGCCGAGAAAGATTTGAAAATTGATGATACTGAACTAGACCTTGAAAGTCTAAAGACACCACAGCTTCATTCTCAATATCTTAAAACATATTCAACATATGCACTTATGCTTAAAAAAGCAGAAGGTGACCACTCACAATTACATTTAAAAAAATGGTTATTCTATACTGGTAAAGCAGAACCACAAGAATATAAAGATAGTAATTTTGATTTAAAAGTATTACGACAAGACGTTGATAAATTTATTGACGCTGACGAAGATATTATTAAATCAAGACAAAAAGTAGAATACTTAAAACAAATATGTGGTTACTGTGAGAGTACACTTAAACAAATAAACAATCGCACATTTCAGATTAAAAATGCAATAGAGTGGAAAAAATTTACTATGGGTAGTATGTAATGTTAGATGTTGTGCCTATGTTTTCCACACCTATTGGTATAGAAAAAAATTTTATATCAGAAAATGAACGTAAAAATTTATATGACGATATTAAGAATATTGATCATTATGATCATGGTGCGTTAGAGGGTAACGCAAAATCAACTAATAATAAAAAAGGTATCACGTTAAATGAAAATATACTATCAAGACTAGAACAATCTATTGTTGACTATGCTAAAAAATATGGTTTAGATGGTTCATTGACAATACATTCTGTGTGGTCTAATATACAAAATAAAGGTAGCATATTAAAAGAACATACACATCCTGATAGTATTATATCTGGTGCTTTGTATATAAACACAGGGTCTAATTCAAGAATATATTTTCATAATCCTAATCCTTATATTATATTTACAGAATTTACATCAAATCGCAATGAATATAACTCACAATATTATTGGTTTGATGTTTCTAACTGTCAACTGTTTATGTTTCCTTCTTGGTTAAAACATGGTAAAAATGATGTGGTAAATAATATGAATGATAGAGTAGTAATATCTTTTAATGTAGTAAGAAATTTAGGTAAAGAATGATATTTTGTATAGGTAATGGTGAAAGTAGAAAAGACTTTAATTTAGAAATATTAAGACCACATGGTAAGATATATGGTTGCAATGGTTTATATAAAGATTTTATACCAGATGTATTAATTGCAATGGATTATAATATTTGTCATGAAATATATCGTAGTGGTTATGCATTTGATAATCCTGTATATTTAAAACAATGGGAAAAAAATCCACATACCATGTATGAAAAATTATTTTATCCTGAGACAGTTACAAAATTTTTGGGTGATATTAATGATGTAAATGACTACACAGATGAGTGGGTGTGGAAAGGTGAAAAGAAAAGATTTTTTGTGTGTTGGGCAAACAATGTAGATGTAATGAGAAAGTTTCGTGAAGATAATAAAGACTGGAATGAAGATGATTTTAAACTACACTTTGGTGAAGATCAAGAAGGTTATAAGATAACATGGACAAAGAAAAAAGATAAAGTAATGGGTCTTGGTAAATATCAACAAGAAAAAACAAATGCAGGCACACTAATGGCAATGATGGCTGCAGATAAAGATACAAAAATATATCTAATAGGTTATGATTTTTACTCAAAGACAGATAAAGTAAATAACATATATAAAGGTTCTGTGGGTTATGTGGGGCCTAATGCAAAAGCAGTAAAACCAGATAACTGGATAGCACACACTAAACGATTACTAAACAAATACGAAAAACATAAATTCATACATGTTGGTGAAAAAATAGATGAATTAGATGAAAGAGATAATTGGTCTACTATATCATATCAAGAATTAAATGAGAGAATTAACAGTAACCAAATATAACGAATCCTATATAAAGTGTACAAGTGAGGATTTAGGTTTACTACAAGAACTATCTGAATTTTTTACTTTCAAAGTACCCGGTGCTTCTTTCATGCCTAGTGTTCGTGCAAAAAGATGGGATGGTCAAATAAGATTATTCTCAAAAGCAACAGGTAAACTATATTACGGACTACTACCTTACGTTGAACATTTTATTGAAAATTCAGGGGGTACAATCATACGAGAAGGTCTAGAAAAACCTACCAGCGTTGCGCTAAGCGATACTTTTTCCAAGTTCGCAAACAAAATAATTAAGGATTCTATAAAAATAAGAGATTATCAACTTTCAGCATTCTCTTATGCAATTAATAATAAGCGAGCAATATTACTATCACCTACGGCCTCAGGTAAGTCATTGATCATTTATTGTATTATTCGTTTACTCACATCATTAGAAAAAAATTGTTTATTGGTTGTACCAACAACTTCTTTAGTAGAGCAAATGTATAAAGACTTTGAAGACTATGGTTGGGAAGCAGAAAAATTTGTACAAAGAAAATATTATGGTTATGAAATAGATGATAGTAAACCTGTAGTCATATCTACATGGCAATCACTAGCCACCTTTGATAAAAAGTATTTTGAAAAATTTGATTGTGTTGTAGGTGATGAGGCACACTTATATAAATCTAAAGAATTGCAAAAAATTATGAACGCTTGTATTAATGCAAAATATCGTATAGGCACAACTGGTACGTTAGATGATAGTAAGGTACATAAATTAGTATTAGAGGGTTTGTTTGGTAGAGTTCATAATGTCACGACTACTAGAGAATTGATAGATAAAAAACAACTAGCAGATTTAAAGATACAATGTTTAATTCTTAAATATTCGCAAGATGAATGTAAACATGTTAAGAAATTAAACTACCAAGAAGAAATGGACTATATAGTATCACACGAAAAAAGAAATAAATTTATTCGTAATTTAACAAAAACCCGTACAGGTAATACTTTAGTTTTATTTCAGTATGTAGAGAAACACGGTAAAGTATTATATGATTTAATAGGTGACACACTTGACCATCAAACTAGAAAATTATTTTTTGTATATGGTGGTACAGAAACTAAAGATAGAGAGACAATAAGGAGTATTACAGAAAATGAAAACAATGCCATTATCGTTGCGAGTTACGGAACTTTTTCTACTGGTATTAATATTAGGAATCTACACAATGTTATATTCGCAAGTCCTACCAAATCTAAAATTCGTATTTTACAGTCTCTTGGTCGTGGGTTGCGGCTTGGTGATAATAAGGTTAAAGCAAATTTATATGATGTTGCTGATGATTTTTCATACAAAGAAAGTAAAAACTTTACCCTCAATCACTTTATGGAAAGAATAAACACATATTCTGAACAAGAGTTTGACTACGAGTTAGACTATGTTGATATAACATAAATAGTAATATGGATAAAAATAAATCTAAAGAAACAAAAGTACAAATACCAACACCTAAAGTATTGATATTATCTGGTGGGCAACAAGTTATTGCTAGTATCTATGTAACTGAAGGCTCGGATTTTATTCGTTTAAATGAACCATATAAAATACGAATACATGAAAATGCAGTAGATAGTGAAACTTATTTTGTAGAGGAAAGAATGTCATTAACACCCTGGATGTTTCAAACAATAGATAAAGTTTATTCAGTTCATAAAAATCACATAGTATCGATAGGCATGCCAAATCAAAACTTGACAGAATATTATAATAATGTTAGAATGGGGTTATTTCCTACTGTAAAAAAAGAAATAGAACCGTTACCTACAAAAGAACAGAAAGATAAAAGTTTTGAGAAAGTAATGGAAGATATGTCAGACGAGGACTATTTTCAAACCCTAGAGTATCTTAGAGGTCAAGGCAAAAACCTTAAAAAAATAATTATCAAAGTGTTGTATATAACCCTTGACAATAATACTATATCCTGATATTATAGCATATAAATTAGGAGTAATACTATGGCCGTTAAATTAAACAGAAAAAAGACTGAGCATTATGTTGATAATAAAGTCTTTTTAGAAGAAATGAAAAAGTATCGTAAGAAAGTATTATCCGCAAGAAAGAGAAATAGAAAAGATCCACCAATTAATGATTACATAGGTGAGTGTTTTCTTAAAATTGCAAATCACTTATCTTACAGACCAAACTTTATAAACTACATA